CTTGACCACCATTAGCAACAAGGACAATATCCTCTATCTCTGTGATTGTTGATGTTATTGAGGTGATGCCAGGTCCTTCAACATAACTTACCTTTCCTATAGCACCGAAACCTCTGGTGAATTCATTGTCAAATACGAGTTTGTCATTTACATTATAATCTTTACCTGCAGTGACAATATCAACTCTCTCAATATTCCCCTTACTTGTCGTATTTACTTTAGAGTTTATAAGTGTATTCTTATTTGCCTGTGCAACATACTGATATTCAGAAATGTTGTATGGTTTAGTATTTCTTACAAGATCAAGAGAGGGGAGATTTAGATCTTGATCAGATTCATACGCTATATTGAAATCTTGTAATTTAGAATTGTATGTGTCACCAATAATATATGGGAATAGTGGTGTTCTAGCACCATCAAAAGGACTAAGTGGGTTATTTACTTCTGTCTCTTCAACTGTTGTATAGTAAGCGTATACACCATTTGGAAATTCAGGTGTGGCAGCAAATCTACCGTTGTGTTCATCAAGATCTCCTGTGCCCTCAACATATGTGAAGTCTTCAATAAAGAATCCAGCTGGATATTGGCTGATGTTAGGTCCGTCAACCCTTTGACTTGCTAACTTACGATAACTTGACTGAATATATTTCTTCTTACCATCCACAACAGCGAAAGGTCCGTAGATTGGATGTCCATCATATGCCCATCCAAGAATAGGTGAATGATCTTGTCCACTATCACCTAAGAAGTTTCTAAGATTACGTGGCACGTAGTAGTTGACATATGGATTACCTAAGTCAGTGACTCTTGGTGTTTCTAAGAATCCATCATCATCTTTTACATCACCAAACTTAGCGTATCTTTCTACTTGGTTGATAGTCCATTTTTTGACTTCACTTGAGAATATTGCACCCTCGCCAGGTGTCCTTGCTACAGCAGTTGTCTGTTCTTGTGTATAACCAGCACCTTTTGTTATCATATCAATGCTTGTAATGACACCGTTTGTGACGTTAGCTTTCGCTTTTGCACCAATACCATCACCTAAAATGACTATATCAGTACTAAAGAAGTCTTCTCCTCCATGTTTAATAATGATTTGATCAACCTGTCCATTTACAATGAATGGTTGTAGAAAAGCATTTTTACCTACAGTAGGTTGAATTACAGGTTTGAAATTATCGTTTATAACAGTAGATCCAAAATCACTACCCTTTTCACTTACATGTACTGCAGATATCTTGCCTCGTATTATAGGTGTAGCAGTTGCATTGATAGTTGATATACCTTGTCTACCACTTATATCTACAGATATTGGTGGATCTTGGAATACGTGCGTACCTAAACCATTATCATTCAAACTTATGAATGTAAGAAGTTCCTTATTGTCAGACAATCTGAAACTATCATCATCTATCTTTTCAACAAAGTATTCATTATTATTTGTAAGACCACCTATAGCAGAAACTGTAGAAGAGTATTTGACTACCTCAGAATTATTAAAACCATGAGAGGGTATCACTATGGTATCAGTGAAAGTATTGATTCCTATGCTTGTTCTTACCTCTCTGTTCTTGAATAGACCAGCATCCTCTATCAACACCTTATCAACTTTCTGCCTTCTTGATGTAGATTTGAAACTTTGTTGACCTCCACCATTTGTAGTAAGATTTATTGTTCCTATACCTGCTAGTGCTCTTGATCTTGTATCTGATAAGTGAAACTGGAAATCATCTAATTTTACAACAAAGTATGATGCTGTATCAACTAGAACACCAGGTGTAGTGCCAATACCAATGCCTGTACTATCATTTGTTTGATATATTATTTCCTCACCATGCTCAAATCCATGTGCAGCTGGAAATACGAACCTGTCAGTAGCAGTGTTGACAATACCACCAGTAGACGTTGAATCAAACTCAACGATTTGATTCACAAACTTCATCTTCGCTTTTGCTATGGCTGTTGTATTGTTGCCTCCAATAATTTTTACTGTAGGAGTTTCTTTGTAGTCAAATCCTTCAGTGTCAACTAATATCTCATCTAATGAACCTTCTACTTGTGCAATCACAGACGCTGCAGCACCTGCATGTCCATCTTGTGTGACTGTCAACTTTGGTGGATTTACAACATCAAATCCAGAACCAGTATTCAATACCTCTACACTCTGTAAAGGTCCAAAGTATACAATATCAGTGGATTTGTATGAGTATGCCTCTACACCATTTACAAATAATCCAACACCACCCTGCACTGTCTTATCTTTGACATCACCATACTCAGCCTCATCAAATTTTCTAAGAATTTTTTGTGCACCTAAATCAGTTCCAAAAAGTGAATCAGGGGTAAGTGTGTGGTCTGAACGTAATCTGGCGAAAATATCATTTCCTGTAAACGCTGTAATAAATTGACCTCTTCTTACGTTCTCTCCAGTGTATGCTAATTTTACAGTGTTACTATCAACTCTCTTTACATAATAAGACTCCCCATCATTTAGATTAGTCAGTGTTCCTACACCAACCGAAAGTCCATTGACAACACTTTCAACAGCTGAATATGCAACTAAATCACCATCATGAAAATCATGATCAGGCACATTAATCTCTACTGTTGTGGTGTTGACACCTACATTATTGAATGATCTAACTCTCTTTTGTGGATCAATAGTCCAATGTGGTAAACTATTAGATGCAACATATACACTGTTTCCACCCCTGTAAGTATTTTGTACGTCAGCTGTGCTAGTGCCCTGTATTTTTAGTTTTCTTCTAATATTATATTTCTTTGTCGTATCAAGAGTAGGGACACTGACGGAAATAGAATCATCTTGATCTTCATCGAATACAAAGGTTATCGTACCATCTAACTTATTATCAGGATCACTCTGATCAATAACCTCTATTTCATCACCAACATAAAGAGAGAAGTTTGCAGCTGCAAGTTTGAAGTTGTAACTATTTGTGCTCTTGAGTGTATAAGTTTCAATTGCATACGTTGAAGCAGTATTGTATATCCATGTATTGAATCTTAGATCATCTTCTAATCTACCAAGTTGTTTGATATTGATTTCAGCATCTTCCTGTTGATTGATCGCATCTCCTACAAATTTGTTGAGAACTCCCAATACATTGAATCTAACAGGTAGTCCTAGATCACCTTCCTCATATGAAGTTGCAACTAAACCATATCTAACAGTCGAACCTATACCAACAGGTGATGTGAGAGTTGAAATACCTGTAAACTGTGTAAGTGATTTACCACCATATGATAAAACACGATCTTCAAACTCAATATATCCTGTCTTAGCAAATCCTACGGTTGAATCTACATCTACGACTGTAGAACCAACTGGTGATGATCTTGTGACAAATGTCTTGCCTATTTGTTGGAACTTACCTACGACAGTTCCTTTTGATAATGCAATCTTATAATATGTTTGATTACCAAAGACTGCCTTCTCTACACCTGTAATAGAACCACTTGTTTCTAAAGGTGTAGTTTTTTGTATTATACTTTCACCAGTAATTTTGAGTGGATCACCATCAATCAACTCACATATGAGGACTTCGCTAACTTTATAATCAGCGTCCGATGGACTCATGATGTATTTTGATGGTTGAATCATATCAACCTTCTCACCGTATAATGCACCAAATAATATCTTGAACGCTTCTTCAGTTCCCTTTGACTTGTAGAAGTCTTTTGATTGTCTTATAAAATTAGATTCATTTAGATTTTCATTCAGATTTCTTTCAGCAAAACCAGACAATACTTGCTTCTTGAGTTTTTTCATAAACTCTTGCAAGAATACATTACTCAAATTGTGAACTCTGGTGTTCACACCATGTGTTGCTACACCAGTATTTGAGAATGTAAGATATTCTGGTTGATTGGTTCTATTATTATTTTCAATACCACTGAAACCTCTTACACAACCCTCAAATGATGTACTTCCTATACCTGTGTATGTAATTACCTCATTGTCAATCTTTAATAATCCATATTGACTTGGCCAACCCTTTGTTGACTCAACATATATTACGTCATCTCTCGCTGTCGCAAATTGACTGACTGAAGTAAACCCTACAAGGTTTTCTGTATTCAGAAAGTTGAGACTCTTGTACTCAACAAGGTTTTCAGCGATGTCAATAGAACCACCTTGATGTTCTTGTGAAATATAATACTGCTTTAGAAAATCACCTAGAAGAGGGTTCTCTTGGTCAATTACATCTGGTATTTGACTTTCAACGATTTCATGTATTTTGACTTTCGTCAATGATGTTTGTATCATTAGTATCCGTATCCACCACTACTGCTTGAGGAAGATGATGTAGATGATGTCGAAGATGATGTCTGCGACACGCTCACTGACGAACTATCTATGGCTGTTGTCGGAGTGCTAGTTATAGGTTGACTTGATGGCGAATGGAAAGCACCTGTCATACGATTTCCGTTGTCCATGGTATGAAACGCACCGTAGTATGGTTGACCATTTACATATCCAACCAATGTAGTTGCACTTGATGTGCTTGTAATTACTGCACCTCTTACTTTTTGTCCATTACTGTAACTTGATTGTGGGTTGTATCTAGTACCAGAGGTATTCGCTCCTGTTGATATAGGATCCTCTCTCATATAAAAATTACTATTAGATACATCAAACTGCAGATATAATTCTTTTCTTGCAAGAACATCATTTGACTGTGGTATCGCCTGTATTTCAATAATATTGTCAGATAGCACAGTGCCTGTAATATTTACTGTATCAATTATGACCTCTCCCTTCTTATAATCCACAGATCCAAATGTAGACGATATAATCTTGATATTTGTATCAGCGTCAAGTTGGAATAAGAATAGATTACCAGTGTCACCAGAGACATGCTGATCAGAGAAGTATACTGCACCTGATACACCAGAGATATAGAATCCAGTAGATTTTACATTGTAAGACGATTCATTTCTATGGAATGTATTATCAAAACATATTTCATATTGACTAAACACATTCAATTGTGCTACTAAATTTCTTCTGATTCTTATTGTTGTAATATTTGATGTGATTGAATCATTTACTCTGTCAATTAGTGATAAGACTTTACTATATTTGAATCTACCACCAAACTTATTCAACTCTGTGCCACTTGCAAACAATGTCATGGCATTTATGACATCTGTTCTTAGATTTTGAATATCACCAACAAAGTTTGAGTTATAATATACATGAGAGTCGAGTTCAACATACAAAAACTTCAAGTCTATTATTTCTGGAACTATACCTGCCACAGAGTAGTTTTTCAATGATGACAATATTTGTCTTTTTGTAAAATCTGATAGAAAAGATCCGTTCTTGGGTTTTGCAGCGATATACACTCTACCATACTTAGGTGGTGTCAATTCCTCTCCACCAAATGCACTTATTGATTCTATGTTTGGATATACAGAAGGGACAATTGCCTCATAGTCATTTGCTGTGACTGCTCTATGTTGTGATGAGTATAATCTTGGTGCATAGTATCTAACGCTTCTTAGATCCTCTATGTCATCTCCATTTTGTGAAGGAGATTGTGGATTTATTGTAGCACTTAGACCAGACTCTGTTGCAGCGTTTTCATTTGTCACTGTACCTGCAAATTGTAATCTAGATACACCGTTTCCTTCTTTTCCTTCAGTTTTTATATAAGATATTTCTACAACATTACCATTACTCAATTTTTGTCCGAATATACCATCACCAAACAAGACCTCATATTTCTCATCTGTAGTTTCCTGTATGAGGTATATGTTTGATGTAGATGTTACTCCTATAATATTGTCAACCAATTTATATTCAGTTGTGGTTGTGCTTGCGTTGTTTTCTTTTACATTGATCCTGATTGTGGATGTATCTACACCATCGTTAGGAAGTATATACCTTTGATTTGGTAGTGAATCATTGACAGTAAATCTAGTTTCAAGATACTGTCCTTGAAATACCTCAAAGTTACCTGCTGCTCTTCCTTCAAATGCTACACCTGTGACTTTCTCAGGTATAGAAAATAAGAAGTTGACATTGGATATCGCTCCATTACCAATCAAACCTGGTTGGAATGTTATTGTTTCAGTAGTAGATGTAATACCAGTAATATCATAATCAACCACCATTCTTGCTGCTCTTCTTGAGCGTGGTACATAACCTATATTTCTTGCTAAAGATACTACGTTTTCTCTAAGTGTTGCACTGTCTATAAATGTCTCGTTTACAACTGCGTTAGTATTATATGCTGTGGTATATGAATTATATGCAAGAAGATTTACAATGACAGAGAGGTTAGACCCCTCAAAATCCATATCGCTGAAGTTTGAGTTTTGTCTTAGGTAATCTTTGATTGAGGTTTTTATATCCTCAAAGTTCAGATTTGTAAATTGTTGCAGTGCCATTATAACCTTGTTGGTTCTAGTATGAAGTTGACAGATTGTGTGGGTGCAGAAAGTCCAACGATTTCATAATTTATAATGACTTCTACCGCATTTTGATCAGGGAAAGAATTAAAATCTACATTCAAATTCTTAACTCTTGGTTCAAAGTTCTTGATAACTGTCTCTATCTCAGTTTTCATTGGATCTACATAATCACTATTTGCCAACTCAAAGAGAGATCCACTGATTCGTGTGCCTAAAAGTTCGTTGAAGAATACCTCACCCCTTATGATACGAACTAAATTTTGCACAGAGCGTTTGATGGCATCCTCATTTTTCAATGTAAGGATGTCTCTTGTTACTGGATGTTTTTTGAAGGACAGAGAAATATCTTTGAATCCTTGCGAAAACTTCTGTGCTGGCACTCGGTTTTTATAGTCTGGGTATATTTATCATTATTTAGAGCAAAAAAAAGACCCTCTATTGAGGGTCGTCTTCATGTCCGAGGTATCTGACCTCTATTTCATCGGGGTGAGGGAACCCTTCTCTGTAATAATCCTCTGCCAATTCTTGTATTTTATCCTCCATTTCTTCTTCCGTGATTGACTCGAACTCTAGCGATCCTTTGATGTATATGTCATATAGTTCCATGTTCGTTATATTGATCATCGGAATTATCTATATGATTCTAGTTTTCTCATGACCGACTCTACACTGTGGATCTATCCATATTTCAAAACCTGCTTTGATAGCATCAAGACAGAATGACACGTCCTCACCACACATATCTTGTACTTCACCTGAGTCAAATACTTGCATCTGAGGAGCAAACCAAGGGTATTTCATCTCTGCATGTTCAAACACACCCTTCTTGATAAGTAACCATCCGAACCCAGAATAATCTACAGTAAATGGTTTACGTCTCTTGACAATACTATCAACCATTTCATGATTCATAACACCACCATTCTCTTTGAAATCATCTTCTTCCAACCAGTGTGCACATGATGTAGTCTGTCCATCTTCTGTAGCGTACCATCCACCTGCAATATCTTTATCCATTGCAAGAACACGATAGAAAGATTCGTTAGTGAAAACTATATCACTATCAATCCATAGTTG